AAAACAACATCACTGAGGTCATCGGAAGGCTGGAAGAGGCAGTTGAGGAGCTTGAATGCTAGAAATTACAAACCTGAATAAGTTTCCAGTCCAGTTAGTGATTCGATCACGCAAAGCCCCTCGGTCGTTCACCACACTCAACATCCCAGGGATTGGGGGAGGAAAAAATATTTATCCTTTAGAAGATGAACGAGTGACCGAATATATAGAGCGTGCCGAAAAAATGGGATTGATTTCCACTAAGCACATAACAAAACGTCGAGAGGGAGAATAAACTATGGCGATACTACAGGGATTTCCGCCATCTAACACAATCAGTCCAAGTGTTAGAATCGCAGAAAACGATCTGAGCTTTATAGCTCCACAGCAATCATTCCATCGGGCTGGACTTATCGGTTTCGCAAGCAAGGGACCGATGAACACCCCTGTGATGATTTCTACCCAGAGGCAGTTGAACACGGTATTCGGCTACCCCCACCCGGAGTCGGGCGATCCTTACCTGATCTACGCCGCCAGCCAGTACCTATTGACCGCTAATGAAGCTTTCGTCGTTCGTGTGGGCGTAAACGATCCCGTAGACGACGAGCAAGCTCAGTTAGCTTCGGTAGACTTGCCGGCAGCCGGTAGCACGATTGACGTGTGGTCTTCGACCCCCGGCCCCTACAGCTTTGATGCAGTAGACGGCAGCAGTAATCCCCTGGACTACTTCTTCCGGTGGCGGCTGAACGGCGTCCTCTCGTCCAAGATTCTTGTCGTGCTGAACGATGCAAATCGTCCTTCCCCGAACACGAACTTCGCCTATCAGACTCAAGAACTGGTCGATGTTTTGAACAACCAGCTTGACCTGATTAACGACGGCATCGAGTTCTACGCCCACGACCTGGGCGGCGGCAATACCTCCCTTGGCGTCGTGACGACCTTTGCTTACGGTCCATCGGCATCGCTGGAATTCGTCTCGGTGCAGCAGGCCATCTATGGTGGCTCGGTTGCAGGCGGCAACGTCACTGGTTTGGGCACGGGCATGACCCCGGCAACCCTGACGGGCGCCAACGACCGCTACCCGAACGACGGCTATCACGCCGCCGGCACTTGGGACTTCACCGGCCTGACCAACCTGAACCTTCAGGTGGTTATCACCGGCACCGATAACGTCCTGGTTGACGACGTTCTCCAGGTTATTGACCTGAGTGCCCTGGCCGGAAACGTGAACACGACCACCCAGGTGGTCAACGCCATCAACAACCAGATCGCACTCCTGCCGGGCGGCTTCGTCTGCACGGCAACCGGCAACAACATTACCTTGACAACTCTGGCTAAGGGCAACGACTCCCGAATGCTGGTGAAGTCGGTCAGTACCGCAGCGGCCATCTTCGGCTTCGACGCCTTGACTCATCAGGGCAACAGCCCGGTTGGCACGACTGGCGATCCGGCCATCACCACCTTCGGCATCATCCTTGGTGCCCCGAATACCTCCGGCCTGGTCAGCTTGACGATCACCGCTGACAGCCCTGGTATCGACGGCAACAACACAGTTGTCACCATCAAGAACGATATCCGTCAGGGTATCTTCACGATGCAAGTGTTCAACAACGGTGCCCAGGTCGAAGCCTGGGGCAACCTGACGAAAGACCCGGCCAGCCGGTTCTATGTGCCGACTTACCTGGCACTCGTCTCGGATTGGGTGCGGGCCATCGACCACACCGCAGTGTTGGCACCGCCGGCCGACAACACGGCTCCTGGCTATGCCTTGAGCGGTGGTACGGACGGCATCCCGTCTGATCCTGACAAGCAGGACTCGTTGATTATCGGCAACCCGACCGCCGGCACTGGTCTTTACATCTTCTCCGAACCGGAGCAGATCGACATCGACCTCCTGGCTGCTCCGGGCCACGCCTCCACCAACGTGATCCTGGCATTGATTGATGTCTGTCAGACTTATCGGCAGGACTGCTTGGCCATTGTTGATCCTCCGTTCGGCCTCACGGTCAACGAGATCATCCAGTGGCAAAACGGTGCCCACCCGCTCAACACGGTGCGGTTCGATACTGACTTCGGCGCTCTCTACTGGCCGTGGGTCAAGATTCGTGACAGCTTCAACCAGATTGATGTGTGGGTTCCGCCATCCGGTAGCGTTTTGGCTGCCATCGCCCGGTCTGACTTCCTGGCCTTCCCGTGGTTCGCTCCGGCTGGCCTGACCCGTGGTATCGTCCCAGGCGTCACCGACGTATTCAACCGTCCGACCCTGGCCGAACGTGACCTGATGTATGGCAACCGAAACTGCATCAACCCGATCATCCAGTTTGTGGACATCTCGGGCTTCGTGATCTGGGGCCAGAAGACGCTTCAGCGTCGGCCGACCGCCCTGGATCGTGTGAATGTTCGCCGTATGTTGTTCGTCGCTGAAAAGCAGATTCGTGCGGCATCCCGTGCGTTGCTCTTCGAGCCGAACGACCAGACCTTCCAGGATCAGTTCACGCAGATCGCTACCGCTATTCTGCACAACATCCAGGTCAACCGTGGCATTCACGCCTTCATCATTCAGGATGACGACACGCTGAATACTCCCGACGTAGTTGATCGCAACGAGTTCAGGGCCAGGATCGGTGTCCAGCCCACGCACGCTGTCGAGTTTATGTTCATTGAGTTCTCCATCCACCGGACGGGTGACTTCTCTGAACCTGACAATGGCTTTGGATTCTAAGAGATTAGATTAAAGGAGAGATATGGGTATACCAATGGGTATTGGACAACTCGGTAGCGATGCCGTAGTTCTCAAGCGTAAATTCCGCTGGACCCTCGAACTACAAACTTGCGCCGGGAAGATTCCTGCCGACTTCGTGAAGATGGCCGCTCGGCCCAACCTGACCATCGAAGAAACGGAAATTAACCACTTGAACGCCAAGACCTGGGTGCCCGGCAAGGGTACTTGGGAAACCATCACCGTCACTTACTATGACGTTGGCGGTAATGGCGTCGGTGCCGCCGGCATTCTTCTGGGCTGGCTCAGCGCCGTATACGGCTTCCACGATCCAGACAACCTGCCGATGTCCTCGAAGCGAGGTAATGGCAATGGCGGCGGTTATGCCGGCATTGCGACCCTCAAGCTTTACGACGGTTGCGGTACGGAAATGGAAAAGTGGGAAATCAAGGACGCCTGGCCGCAGGCCATCAACTTCGGTGAGCTTGACTACTCAAGCTCGGAAGAAGTGACGATTGAGTTGACCATGCGTTATTCGCAGGTCAAATACTCGGCCTCTTGCGGCGTCGGTTTCACGCCTTGCAACTGCTCCGGCTGCTAAAGCATCGGATCGTAATCAAAAAAACACAACAGGTCCATATCTTATGGGTATGGACCTGTTTTCATATCTGGAGGTTTATGGCACAGTCAATGGGTATTCAGTGGTTGACGACCGGCTGCATCAAGAATAAGAACCGCTTCCTGTTCTTCATTGATGATGTTTGCGACGACGGTACGAAACTACTGCCGCCCCAGAAAGGCGCCCGCCCGAGTCTCACCTTCAAGGAAGCGGAATGCCAGCATCTCAACGAAACCATCTACTACCCGATGAAACCGGACTGGAAGCCGATCACGTTGGTATTGTGGGACGTGAAAAAGGGGGAGAACCCGGTCTTCGAGTGGTTCGCCAACCTGTATAACCCGCAACAAGGAACATGGAGGCCATCGGTCCCGGACTTCAAGCGGGACGCCAAGGTGAAGCTCTATGATGGTTGCGGTAATGAAATCGAAACCTGGGTGTTCCAGAACGCTTACCCGCAGGTAATCGAGTTTGGGGAGTTGGACATGGGCGTGGTCGATCTCGTCACGTTGGACCTGACGTTGAGATATGACCGAGCCTTCATCCAGTAAGGCTCGGCCATAGGATCATTCGGCCAAGAGGTCGTTTTTCAATATTTCACGACATTCGTTCAGCGCATCCTCCAGTTCCTTGGGCTTCCACCCGAGTACCCGGCAGGCGCCACTCTTATTCAGACGACCTTTCTTAGTGTAGACCTTCGTTTCGTTGAGCAATAAAGCCTCGATCAGAGGCCCGTACCCTTTGTCTACAAGTTTCTGAATAAGCTCTTGCCTCTCTAGTATTTCAATGAGGTTGCCTTTCATTTCACCTTTATATTATAGCCGTCACGAATTGACGGCGCCCTTGTAAACCGGCCGTTCCTTACCGTTCCTGATTAACGCCTGCTCGAACTGAGTCTGAAGGAAGTCATGATACTTCTTCTTCAACTCATTGTAGTTCCGTGCCGTCCTGTAGAGTTGACGAAAGTGGTTCAAAATACAGGTCGTCATATAATTGAACGCCTTGCCCTTCTGTGGGTCAAAACGGTCGATCTTCTCGAAACAAATCATCACGCCCTCCTGAATGGCGTCGTCTGCGTCGATCAAATTGAACTTTGCATACCGAACAATGTTCTCCGATAAGGTGTAAAAAGCCGAAGCGAGTTCCTTCTGGGATTCATGAAAGTCATGAATGATTCGGTCGAACTCTTCCTGCTTCAGCAACCAAGATATTGCCTTTCCACGCACCCGCCGTATCATCCTTCTTTCACGCTCTTGCATATCTTCCACTATCAGTTCATACTTGGCCCGGTCCCGCTTTGCCTGCTGGAACCGAGCTATGATGTTCTCAAAGATACGATTGTTCAAGTATTCACTCGACATCAAACTCCTCTCCCTGCTTGCGCAGGGAATAAGTGGTGAAAAATGGGTATCTATTTACTGCGCTGGGTTTATTTTTCAGCGAGCCATTTCAGTACAATTCTTCCACTTTTCAATTCGTTCGAGTGCTTCAGTCTTTGCTTTCTTGAACCATTCTTGAACAGCCTTGTGATAGCCGGGGCTATACAGCTTGCTGGATGTGAAACTGCGAAAGTGGTCTATGTTCTCGTCTACCTGGCGGGTGAAGTTCTTCTCAGAACCTATCAGTACAGGCGTGATCTTGTTGTGTCGTAGGATGTAGTTCCCAAGTATCTCGGTGTCCGGCCAGTTCGGGCGGGCGGGATTGGGCCGGTGGTCAGCTATGCCCATCAAATGGCACAGCCGCCGCAAGCTCCAACCAAAGCCGATCTGGTCCATGACTGGCATGTGGTACAGCGTAGCCGTGTGCGATACCATCCCCAACCAGTCCGAATGCGCCCTGGGGGTGATCTGATAACCCACCACGGGCGCATTCTTCGATATCAGATGAGTAAGAAAATCCCGTCTTCGCAAAAAACAATCTGCATGAGTAGCAAATAAATACTCCGTCCGACAGAGCGTGAACCCAAAATCCATTGCCATCGCCGGGAAGTCGGAGGGATGCTGCGTGCCGTTGAGCCGCATTAAATGCACTTCCACGTCCTCGGCCCGCAACGCTTCGATCTTCGGAAGATGCTGGTCGTCGCTGCCGGTGTCGATGACGACGATATAGGGGCGTTCGGTTTGGAGACGGAGAAGTTCGATACAGATGGGTAGTGTTTCAGACGTGTCTAGGCAGGGAATGACCGCCGTGACCTTGTACTCCCAGGGCTTACGCTGACACGAGCCTTCCCAGGGTTTCTTGTCACTCGTCACTCCTTTAATCGGAGCAATCTCAACAGCACTGCTATGGATATCTTCCAACTCTATTTCCGTATACTCCAGAGGCCAAATATACCTAAGCCTTATCGTGACCTCCAAGAGTATTATAGACAGTCCGGCATGGCCAACGAGGCAGACGCTTTCGGCCACCTAATAGAGAAGAAATTCGGGAAAAATGAATCCGCTTACGATCCACCTGATAATCAAGAACAGCGAGAAGCACATAACGAAGGCGATTGAGTCACTGCAACCACTGGACGCCGAGATCATCGCCGCCGACGTGGGCTGTAAGGACCGCAGCTATGCCATCTGCCGCCGCCTCGGGGTCCAGGTCATCCGCCTTTCCTTCCAGGACGACTGGAGTTCCATCCGCAATCAATTGGTCGCCGCCGGCAAATATGACTGGCAGTTCTACCTCGACCCCAACGAGGCCCTCGCCTCGGGACACCAGGATATCCTGCGTGCCATCGCCAAAGAACCGGCAGTCTATAACGTCCAGTGTCTCCAGGGGACGATACTGAGCAAGGAGGCAAGGCTGTGGCACCGCTCCCTTGGCTGCCAGTTCGTGAACCCCGTCTACGAATACCTGGAGGCCAAGAACGCCCGGAGTTCGGCCGTGACCATCCTACGCCACGGTGAGGACGAGTCCGCAGAGAATCTCCGGCTGATCGCCAAATGGAAAGAACGCCATCCCCTGGCCAAAGAACCGTACTACTACCAGGCTTGCGCCCAGCTTGTGAACAAGGAGTGGGACAAGTTCGTCCAGACAGCGAACTACTACTTATTCAACGAAAAGAAGGCCGAAATGCCGCTGACCATGACCCGGTACTACCTGGCCATGATCCAGTGCTACAAGACAAAAGACATTCCCGAAGCCCTGAGAAACGTACTTACCTGCCTTGCCAAACGACCACTGATGGCCGAATTCTGGTGTCTCCTCGGAGACATCTACTATCAGCAGAAGAAGTACGAGGAAGCCAAGGACTTCTACGAGAACGCACCGATCCTGGGGAGCCGACGATTGAAGAACGACGACTGGCCGATGGACGTGTCGAAATACCGAGATTACCCGCTCGAAATGATGTCGGCGTGTCAGAAGATCATCCGTGGTTCCAAATACTACGGGGTTAAAAAATCGCTTCCAACTCGTTGACGATAACTGTCACCTGATCTTGAAACCGTGTGACGGCCAATTGCTTACGGCCAGGCGGCAACTTCTTGAGTTTGTCTTCCAGTTCATCGACGTGGCAGTTGATGACGCTCCACTGGTTCTGGGCCAGTTTTTGGACTTCTTCGTCCGGGTCGCTCCACTCTTTGTCCGGGTAATACTCCTTCAGCGTCTCCCGGCCGAGTTTCATGACCTTGCGGTAGATCGGCATGTTGCAAGCGCAGCCGGGGTTCTGCAAGAACTTCTCAACGTCCTGGTTCAATTCGGGCGGGAGCTTGAGGCGGAAACGAGAGTCACGCAGGGCGTGTTTGACATCAAGTAAAGTCAATCGGTTTGTCATCAGGTTCCTTGGGGAGTTGCTTTACCTCAAAATCAACAGGCGTTTCTTCGAGCGTTGGCGCCGGCGTCGGTTCCATGAGGTCGAGCTTCTTGGCCCGGATCAGCCGGCCACAACGGGGGCACTTGAACTGCTTGATCTGCTTGCGGGTCTTGGGCGTGACGACCTTTTTGCTTTCCGCATCAAGGTAGGGTACGCCGCCGGGGATGGGCGAGGACTTGTATACCTGCAAGTCCTGGACATCGGACCCGTCCGAGAAGCGTTTGTAGCCGCACATTTCACAATAGAGTTGGTACTGCTTTATGCTCATCGGTTATCCGGGGGCAGATCGACTACGGAATTGGCTTCCAGCCAGTTGAAAATCAGGGCGCCCGCCATCGACAAGAAGCTGGCCGCACACCCGGCGATAAACATCTTGGCAGGGTTGTGGCTCAGCGTGAATGGACAGACCAGCAGCCCGGTCCAGAAGCCGCAACACATATGGCACTCGACAATCTTCGCCTTCGCCCAGCGGAAGTAGGAGTAATGGTAGCCATTCTCCTCGTAAGTCCAACGATACCACGCCGGTTGCACCGGCGTTTCCGCCCGCTTCTTGATCTTTTCCCGGCGTGTCTGGAAGATCGACCCGTCCACGATGATGTGGGCCATGCCGATGCTGCCGAAGACGAATAATAGCAGATCAATAACCGTTGTCGTTTCCATTTGTTCCCTCGAACGGAATGAATTCCACATGCATTTCCACCGTGCGACTCGGCAGATAAAGCACCTTGTACCTCTCTGGCAAGTTCTTGAACACGGGTGCGCATTCCTTTTTGAATTTCTCCAGCCAGGCGTCCGCCTTGGCTCTCGGTAAATGGCCGATGTCAACGTAGAAGACGATCAAACCGTTCCTGAAAACCTACGGAAATCTAGGAGACGCAAAATCCCACTAAATTCCTGTTCCATTCTTGCTTCACAGAGGACGGTTTCGTTCAAGATTACACATCCTGAACCAGAGCCTTCCTCTCCACAAGCGTTTCAAGTCTCCGACAAACTAGCGGCGACATATTCTATATTTTTACTAGCATTGAAATCTCGGTCGTGATGAATGCCACAAGAACAAATCCATTCTCGGTCAGCCAAAGTCAAGTTTTCGTTTATCTCACCACAAATATGACAAGTCTTACTTGACGGAAACCACCTGTCAATAATCTTGATGAGACAACCATACCACTTGCCTTTATATTCCAACTGCCGTCTCCACTCAAACAGACCCAAATCAGCAATGCTTCTCGCTAATTTATGATTTTTTAACATCCCACTTACATTCAGGTCTTCAATGCCAATGATACGCTTGGTTTTCGCTAATATCGTTGTCATCTTGTGAAGACAATCCTTACGGATGTTGCTTATTTTGTAATATAACTTGGCTACCTTGCTTACTGCTTTCTTTCTATTTTGACTGCCTTTGACCTTCCTACTTACATCTTGGTTGAGTTTCTTCAATTTCCATAGTTTAGTCTTCAACGGTTTTGGGTTCTTATAGGTCTGCCCATCACTCACTGTTGCTAATGTTTTGATACCCAAATCCACACCGACCACATCATGTTCGTCCTTCTGACCAATATATTCAGGTTGTTCTTGTTCTACCTGAATACTTACAAACCATCGTCCTGCTCGTTCTGATACTGATGCTGATAATATCTTGGCTGTGGTCGGCAAGTATCCTTTTTCTTTAAGTTTTAACCTGCCCAATCTCGGTAGTTGAATATGACCACTCTCAACCTTGATTGTGCCAGTTAAACGAAAACCACCGATGCCATTCTTTTTACTCTTGAACCTCGGAAACTTACCACGCTTCTCAAAGAAGTTAATAAAGGCTCGGTCAAGGTTTCGTAATGCTTCTTGCGGGCTACATTTGCTAACTTCATACATCCACTCAAACTCAGTCTTTTTCAGGCTGTTGAGACGGCGATGGAGTTCTATGGCGTTTGGTATTTTGCTTTTAGCATCCATCGCCGTCTTCTTTTGGTTCAGCCCCCAATTATAAGCATATCGTGCTACTCCTGCATGTTTAAGCAAAAGTGTGCTTTGCTTATTGTTTGGATGTAATTCAGTCTTATAGCCTCGCTGTATCAACCAGCCTCCTTCTTTTCGGCATTAGCAAAAGGTGGACAAAAATAAACACCTTTATAGTTTATCTGCCACTTCCTCAATCTTGACTTGCTTTTCTATCGGGACTAATCCCTTCAATAAAGCCAACTTCTCTTCTTTCTTTTTCTTCCTGTTCTCGGCACTACGCTTGCCATAAATCTTATTACTGAATTAACTCATCAGCGTCAGCATATCCTCAACCAACTCGTCTTCATACCGCTTGCCCAATACCTCTTCCATCCATTCTATCTGAACATTATGGCTGGAAAAGAAGTCTTCAAGAAATTGGAAATTAAAGCGAGTGAGCCTGTCTTTATGCTCAACAATTACTTTGTCAATCTCTTTATTCTTGATTAAATTAAACATATTACGAAGTTTGGGGCGAGTATCACTCATCCCACTGCCCACTTCTTCATAAGATTTAATGACCTTATATTCTTTCTTGACGCAGAATGCTAATACTCGCCCATTCTGGCGTTCAAGGTCGCCTTTCTGTTTTTGTTCGTGGCTACTTACTCTTGCGTAGGTTGCCACTCTTACCGCATCTGTTTTATCTTTTTCTTCTTTAACGATACCTATAAAGGCATCAATATCGCTCATTTTATAGCGACGGTGATTACCGAAAGTTTTTACAGGCAATAACTTACCTTCTTTATCCCATTCACGCAGAGTATCAATATGGACACCGAGTATTTCGGCGGTTTTACCTATTGACAACAATTTCATGCTTTCCATTCTCAATGAGTTCCTTATTTTGGAACACATTGAACCAATCATCGTAGTATTTTTGGAAGTCCTCTAACGAAGGTGTATCCTCCAAGTCAAAGAGAATAGGATGGACAGTGCCATCAGCCATCTCAAACTCGGTTTTGGTAATTCTAACGATTTTACGGCTCAACATATTCATAACTCCTTCCTAATATAGTGTATTTGTTAAATTATTTCCATAGCAATCCGTAGACTTCCGTAGACTTTTAATCAACAGTTATGAACCCTTCAATTCTTCTTTTTCGTTCATATTTATTCCAAAAATCAACGCCACAAGGATATATAGAGTTGCTCCCCATCTCTATAGGCGGTCATATCCACATACCCGCTAACTTGGTCCAAAACCAACTCGGCGTCATCAATATCGCAATTGATGTTCCTAACAATATGATAGTCGAGCTTATCCACCGTGACAACTTCGCCAAAATACGTTTCGAGTCTGTCAATGTGTGGGTTTTCGAGGCCGTTAAGGAAATCAAGGATCGAGCGCTTGCCGAGAGTACGCAGAGCCGGGGACAACTGTGCCACTTTCCAGGAGTCGAACAGTGATTGGAACTCGGGCAGCAATTTGCGCAAGTTATTGTCGGAGAAAATTAACTGCTCGACGTTGTGCAGATTTATATGCATCACACTATGATAAAGTCACTTACCCTAAAGTAGTAAGCTAGGAGATAATTATGGCAGAAGATGCTTTCCGTCCAGAACGCAAGAAGGTCGCCCCGCAGGAAGAGGAAAACCCGCTGGAGCGGTCGCAGGCCGCACGCCGCATGATCGAGGAAGAACTCGGTGAAGCTGGCGCCACGGTACACAGTCCGAAGGAAAACCCCCTGGAGGCGATGAAGAAATCCGGTATCCTGCAAGGGAACGTCCCGCCTCATCTACAAAAAATGATGGGCGGTCCTCCTAAAGCGCAACAACGCTTCCGCAACTCTCCCTCTGAGGCCATGCTAACCACCGGCGGGTCGAGCGAATTGGCTACGCTGTTGCAAGGTCTGAAGGAGCAGCAGACTATATTCGAGGAAGTGACGCTACCTTCCTTGGGCAAGTTCTACGGCGACGAAGGCCCGGTGGACGGCAAAATCCACATCCGTCCGATGACGGGCGAGGAAGAAATGATCCTGGCTACGCCCCGGTTCGTCCGCAAGGGTGTGGCGATCAATATGATTTTCCAGCGCTGTATGCAGGACAAGTTCCGGCCGGATGACTTATTGACCGCCGACCGCACTTACCTGTTGATCTACCTGCGTGGTATCTCCTACTCCCCGAGCTATGATGTCGAGGTCAAGTGCCCCGGCTGCGAGAAGAAATTCGCCACGGTTATCGACCTGAACTCTCTTTACGTCGATACCTGCCCGGACGATTTCGGGCCAGACCTGTCCGACGTTCTGCCGAAGTCCGGCTACAAGTTCACCTACCGCCTCTCCAGGGGACGGGACGAGACAGAAATCCAGGAATACCGTGACCGCCGCATCAAGATGTGGGGCGACTCGGCCGCTGACGACACTCTTACTTACCGCACGGCCCAACTCCTCGAAAACATCGAAGGCGTGACCAGCAAGAGCGAACTTCAGACGCTCATCAAGAACCTGCCGATCCAGGACGTTGCCTATATCCGCAACTGCGTCAACGACCCGCCGTTCGGCGTAGACACCAACGTGCCGATCAATTGCCCTAGCTGCATGAGTGAATTCGAGGTCGATTTGCCGCTCGAAGCAAATTTTTTCTTCCCTCGCCGCAAGAAGAAGGAGAAGAGCCAAGTCTAAAGCTGGCCCACAACCTGCTCGAAGAGATATTCTTCTTTATGTATCACATGCAACTCGCCCGAGAACATACCTTGCGGATGCCTATCAACGAAAGGCGATACATGATCGAGCGGTTTATCGAGCAAAAGAACAAAGAACACGAAGCAATGGAAAACGAGCGGCGTAAAGCCAAGAGGAGATAAGATGAAGAATTACTGGCTAGACATGAAAGATATGCGTGAGAAGATGCTCACGGAACTAGAGGAGAAACTCGACAAGGTTGTGGCCGAGTTCTTCTTCGATACTGATGATGTGGCCGAACGCTGGAAGCCCCCGACGCTCGATGAAGACGGCTGGATTCCGATTCGCCCGGCAGAACAAATCAAAGTCGATTGGGGCAAGCCACCGGAGATTGATATATGCGTAATTATTGGTTAGACCGCAAGGAACGGCTGGAGAAATATCAGCGCCAAATCCAGCGGATCATGGACGATCACCGACGGCGCAAGGCTATACAGCAGACATTGAAACCATGCGGATGTAAGAAGAATGGCAATTAAAGAACGCTACCAAAATCCAGTTTGCGAAGACACCGTGAATCTCCGGTTGATGGTGTATAACACCAACAATTTTGCCACGGTCGAGGCGATCAGCAAGGTGGAAATTTTCTTCCTCGATCCGGCGCTCAAGACCCCGGAAAACCCGGACGGGCGCCGACTCGTCACGACCGTATTGCCGGCGGACATTCACCAGGACGCCGAGGGTAGGTATTCGATCCAGGTGCCGATGAGTATTCCCCAATACACCATCGGCAACTACATCGACGCCTGGAGTCTGGTGTTCAGGACCGACGAGTGCCCGGCCGTCATCGAGCAGCGCTTTCAGGTATACCCGGACCTGTGGTATACTTCACCCATCCCGATTGTCAACGACTTCACTTTTTCCTTCCGACCGAACCGACTGCGGCACGGCGCCAAGCAGCCCCTCATCATCGAGATCACGCCGAACGTGCCCAGGGCCAGCGACCTGGCACGCTACTACGAAAACCTGGCGATAGTTTCCCCGCTCTATATCACGATAGAGCAACGCTGTGGCGATTGCGTCCCCGCCGAAAAAGACTTGCGCATCATCGTGGACCACCAATTGGTGGAACTGCGGGAGAAGCGCTACGGGTATTATCCTCTCGACACCCGTGAAATGGACTGCGGCGTATACGACATTACCTTCGAGTTAGACCTCGGGGATAACATCTATATCAGCGACCGCAATCAGTTAGAAATCTTCGCATAACCCTTTCCAACTAGGAGAAAAATGGATGAACCAGTCAAATGGGATAATCCCCTCAAGCCTTTTCAGTTCAGCACCGAGGAGCAACTGAAGCAGAAGCTAGAAGACCTCAAACTCCAGGTCATGGCCCAGAACCCACAGATTATGGGCGTGCCGGCCCCGGAGCAGGAGGTCAACTACCTCAACGCCAAGACCTGGATACCCGGCCAGGCCCCCAAGATCAATTGGGAAGAAAAGGTCAACATGGGTGCCCAGGACAATCCGCTCTTCCAGGCGAACGCCGTGATCCCGAGAACCTTCCGGTTCCTGCTGCGGCCCTGGAGTCACCCTCATATCGAGTACATGCTCAAGAAGTGCGTGGTCGATTACTACAAGAAG